CTCGTGGTGATCAGTATCGCAACATGATTGTGACTACAGCACGAGAACATCCTGAAGCTATGCAAGCTTTGATGAATGCCTTCTCAGTTACCAAGGGTGATGTAGACACCTATGACAAACTGTTGAAGTACACTGCACAACAAGTAAGCCCGATGGGTATCTTGTTTAGTGGTGGTGAAGGTATGAACGCCTTTGCTCAAGGCACATGGAGTGTTGTCTATAACAACATCCTATCTGGTATCTCTGCTGTTCGTGCTATTGGTAACAACATCAATATGCTAGCCCTCAAGCCTATCACCGCCTATATGGGTACTGGTATGGGTTACATGATGGGTACTCACTCTAAGAAGGACTTTGCTCGTCTTGGTTATATCCATGCTAACACTTGGGAAGTATCCCGTAAGGCTCTTGGGTCTATGTGGGATACATACCAAAAGGCATGGAATAATGGTAAGTGGGGTAATGATGCTACCTGGGATCCTAGGGAGCTTGTACGTGATGATCTAATGGATCCTAATCCTACGGTGTGGGATACATTGGGTGAAATGGAAGCTGTATGGGAGCAGAATGGTGATATTGGTAAGTTGTATCAATATCGTGTAGCACGGTTCCTCCATGACCTTGGTAACTGGCGTTGGGCTAAGTATGGTACCAATGGTCTTGTATCTGCTGATGCTTTCGTTACTACTACCTTGGCTCACCAAACAGCACGACTGCATGGTTTTGAAGAGGTATGGGACATTGGATTCAAAGGTGAGGATATGTCTAAACTCCTTGAGAAGTCTACTAAACTTGCCTATGATGAGATGTTTGATTCTACAGGTATGTTGACTGATCAAGCTGCTAGGTATGCTGGTGGTGAGATTGCAATGAACCTGGAGGATGCAACAGCTAACTGGATCACAATGGGTGTAAACAAAGTACCTGCTGCTAAGCCTTTGTTTATGTTTCCTAAGACTGGTATGAATGCTGCTAAAGTGATGGCTTCGTACACACCACTAGCTACAATTCCTGGGTCTTCTAGGTACTCTAAGGTCCTGATGGCTGGTAATGACATTGATAAGATTACCAAAGCATTACAGGAGCATGGTATTGACTTTGCTACTCAACCTAATGCTATGGCGATCTATAAAGGTCTACAAGCTGAATACATGGGTCGTGTTGCCTTTGGTTCGGGTTTGGCAGTTAGTCTTTATGGTTATGCTCTTGGTGGTAATGTTCGAGGTAATGGTCCTCAGAACCCAGCAGAACGTCAAAAGCTCCGGGATAACTTTAACTGGCAACCTAAAACAATTAAGATCGGTGGTAAATGGGTTAGCTATGCTGGTCTCCCTCCGTTTGATCCTGTACTTACAATGCTTGGTGATCTAGCTTATTACCAACGTGATATTGGATCTACTGTTACTGAAGATTTCATTGGTAAACTTGGTTATACTTTCTCCATGACATTTGCTAACCAAACATGGTTGGCTGGTCTGGAACCCCTTGTTGCTATTATGAACCAAGAGACAGGGGCAGCTGAACGTATGCTTGCTAATCAAGTACGTTCGTTTATTCCTCAATCTGGTACACTTGGTGTTGTAGCTAAAGCTATTGATAATTCCCAGAAAGATATCTACAAAGATTTCATGGGATACATTAAGAATCGACTTCCTGGGATTAATACAACCCTACCTCAACAAATTGATATCTACACCGGTAAAGCCGTTAACGATATTGATAACCCAATGCTACGTGCTCTTAATGCAGTATCACCTGTTCAATTCAGTGATGATGCTGAACCTTGGAGGCAGTGGCTTGTTGATACAGGTTGGGATGGAATACAGAGGATTCGTAAAGACTCTACTGGTAATCATGAATACACACCAGCTGAACGTGAAATACTGTATAAGTACATCGGTGAGCAGCAGATCTGGAAGGAGTTTGATAAACTAAGGAAGAACAAGAAGTACAACGATCAATTAGATCGTGTACGTGCTATGCGAGTTGAAGGTGTGGACTCTGACAAGATCGATACAGCCCAACTTGAGGTATATTCAGTCCTTGATAAGATCATGCTTACAGCACAAAAGGCAGCTGAGAAACGGCTACAGAATGATAACCCGAATATGTGGGAAATCATCAACCTCAGTATTCGTAATAAGAACCTCTTGAAGCAGGGTCGTGTGGATGATGCACGGCGAGCTGCTGATCGTAGGGAACAGATACAACAGATTAGCAACATGTACCGATAAAGGTCAATGGCAATTACACAGAATACATACACAGGGGACGGGTCGACTGTCCTCTTTTCTTTTACCTTCCCATATCTTGAAGCTACCGATATCAAGGTAAGTCTTGACGGTACTGATACAACCGCATATACTCTGACCAACGCTACGACAATTCAATTCAACACTGCTCCTAATAGCGGTGTTGCTATTAGAATTTATCGGGTAACTGATGACGAAGCCTTGGCTGCTCAGTTCTACCCTGGCTCTGCTATCCGTTCACAGGATCTCAATGATAACTTCACTCAGAACCTGTATTCCACCCAAGAGGCTAACCGCAATGCTTCTGAATCTCTTACTAAGGTCAACATTGCAAACCAAACCTCTGATGCTGCTGTAGCTACTGCTAACGCTGCCACAGCTACCGCTAACCAAGCTGCTGCTGATGCTGCCACTGCTGGATCTACAGCCAACACCGCTAACACTACTGCGGTTAATGCATTGACTGCAGCTAACAGTGCTGCTGGTGACGCTGCTAATGCGGTTACAGCTGCTAACTCAGCTTTGGCTGCAGTATCTAATGTACTGAACTATATCACAGTCACTAACGTAGCTAACATTCCAAGCAGTCCTAATACTGGTGACGGTGTTCGTGTTTTTAATTCTACCGGCATTGAAAGTTTTACCCCTTTGAGTGGCCTACCGGTTGGCTTTGTTGGTGACTCTGGTCTTACAGTTGAACTGATCTACCAAAGCCCTAGCTGGGTCTGGGCAAGGTACTACCCAATTGATCCAGAGAATCGATATGGTAATAAGGCAGTCCTAACACAAGTTGAGTCTGACCTTAACCAGGCTCAATCTGATATCCTTGGTAAGCTTGATGTAACAACTGCAGCTAGCACATACCTCACTCAGACAAACGCAGCTTCAACCTATCGAGCCAAATATACCTACACCACAACAGCAGTCAATAAGAATCTGATCAACGGTGAACTATGTACTGTCACAGCTGCTGGTATTACTGTCACACTTCCGGCTTCTCCAAGTCAAGGAAATGAAGTGGTAGTCGTTGTTGGTGGTGCGTTCACCGATACTATTGTTGCTAGAAACGGATCAAACATCATGTCACTTGCTGAAAACCTGACGATTGACAGGGGAAACGTATCAATCACTTTGCTGTACGTTGATGCCACTCGTGGCTGGAGGATTATCTGATGAGCACACTAAGTCAGTTTGCTGCAGGTGGGGTTAAGAGTGTGCAGCGAGGTGTTATTCAACTTGCAACAAACGTTTCCACTAATACGGCTACAATTTCTAGCGTCAACACCAACAAGTCATTTATCAGCTTTTTGGGTCAATCTACATCATCACTCGCCAATTATGACGCTTATCCAACACACCTTGAACTAACCAGTAGCACAGAAATCACAGCCACAAGAAACTTTACAAACGGCGCAGTGACCGTGTCCTACGAAGTCATTGAGTTTTATTGATTATGTCTAATTACTACGCACAAATTAATAGTAACTCTATCTGCTTCGCTATCACACAAACTTCTAGCCTCATTGACCAACCCAACATGATTGCTATCGATAGTTACGACATCAGCCTGCTTGGTAAGGTATGGAGTGATGGGCAATGGATTGAATAACCTACAACCTAATACTTATCATGCTTACCATTCTTGGCATCAAAGTGTCCTATGAGACACTTGCATTTTTTGCATTGTTTATCGTTTCCGAAATTATCGGTAACAGCAAACTAAAAGAAAACAGCATTGTTCAAGTCATCCTTCGTGGTATTGAAGTAACCAAACCTCACCGCACTGAAGATGATAAGATCCAATCCATTAAAGATACCTTTAAAAGCTAATGCCTGCTACTACTTACACAATTAAATCTGGTGCTTACTCCGCTGAACAGGTAGAACCCCTTGGTGTTCCTGGAGTAGCACGTCAACTTAATGCAGGTTCTGCATCTGCTAACACTGCACTTACTGCAACCATTAGTCGTATTTCTATGCGTGCTGTGGGTGCTGATATACGCTATCGCATCGGTGCTACTACCCAAACTGCAACTGCTACCAGTCATTTTATTGCTAATGGTGAGCGTCTTGATGTTGCGGTTCCTCTTAATGCAAACATTGCCGTCATTCGCAACGGCGCTAACAACGGTACTCTTGAAGTTACGGAGCTGATCTGATGAGGTTGAGTGGGACACTAGCCCGGTCCATTAGTACATCTCGTGGTCTGGGAAATACGCTGTGGGACTTGGCTGGAACCCGCCCCAGTCTCGATCTGCAGTTTTCAGAGTCAAAATCATTAAACGATGCTGCGACCGGACAGAACCTTGTTAACCACACCCGCGCCAGTAGCGGCACGTATGTCGGCAGCGACGGGCTGATTAAAACGGCGACGACGAATTTGCTGTTGAGGAGTGAGGAGTTTGATACTACGTGGTCATTGAGCAATATAAACGCATTC